CGTTTATTGGTCAGGGCGTACCATTTACTGTCCCTGTAAGTGGTTCGGTAACTAATGCAACCATTACAAATAGTACGATTGATAGTACGACTATTGGTGCTACAACCCCTAGTACAGGGGTTTTTACCAATGTTACGACTACTACAGGCACAATTTCCACTACTCCTGTTAACTCTACTGATATTGCCAATAAGCTGTATGTAGATACAGTAGCTTTAGGAATTAGCTGGAAAGAGCCAGCCCAAGCAGGAACAACAGGCAATATTACGCTTTCAGGGCTACAAACCATTGATGGCGTTGCGTTGCAAGCTGGCAATATCGTCTTAGTTAAGAATCAGACAAACGCTGCTCAAAACGGCATTTATGTAGCTTCTAGCGGTGCTTGGTCTTATGCGCTTGGTTCTACAACTTGGTCTGAATATGTAGGTGCTTTGATATTTGTAGATGGCGGTGGTCAAGCAGGAACGCTTTGGTATAACCTAGCTCAACCTGGCGGGACATTAGGCACTACAAATATGACTTGGTCGAATTTTTCGACTTCAGGATCATATACAGCAGGAACAGGCTTAACTTTAAGCGGTTCAGCATTTAGCATTACTAACACAGGCGTTTCAGCAGGTTCTTACACCAACGCTAACATTACTGTAAATGCTCAAGGTCAAATTACTTCTGCATCTAGCGGTTCAGCAGGCGGTGTAACAACATTTAGCGCAGGAACTACAGGGTTTACACCTAGCACAGCTACAACGGGTGCAATCACTTTATCTGGCACATTAAATGTAACCAATGGCGGTACAGGAGTAGCAACGCTAACAGGTCTAGCTTATGGCAATGGCACTAGCGCATTTACAGCAGCTACAGGCTCTCAAGTAGTATCTGTCATCGGTTCAACAGCAGTTACAAACGCCACTAACGCCACTAACTTGGCTGGCGGTGCAGCAGGTCAAGTACCTTATCAAACAGGCGCAGGAACTACATCATTTACGGCTGCTGGGACTACAGGTCAAGTATTAACAAGTGCTGGCACAGGCACTCCTACTTGGACTACCCCTACAACTGGTACAGTTACATCAGTAAGCGGCACAGGATCAGTAAACGGCATTACTCTTACAGGCACAGTAACTTCTAGTGGAAGCCTTACTTTAGGCGGCACTTTAGGAAGCATTGCAAACAGCCAGCTTACTAATAGTTCGATTACTTTTGGCTCTACAGCACAGGCTCTAGGCTCTACAGTAAGCGCATTAAATGGTGTGTCTATTGGCGCAACCACTCGTTCTACTGGTGATTTTACGACTCTTAGTGGTAACTCTGTCACAAGCACAACACCAGTATTAAGTTTTAACGCTTCAAATACGATTGCTTCTTTTGGATCAACAACTAGCGGTTCATACAATCAGTTAGTTATTCAAAATAAATCCACAAGTGCTGGTGCTTCTACAAACTATGTTATTTCTAATGATCTAGGCACAGACTCTAGTTACTATGGTGAGTTTGGCATGAACTCATCAATATTTAGTTCATCTACGCCTAGTGATTTTTATAGTATTAACAATGGCGTTTATTTTTCAGGTCACGATGGTGATATTACTGTTGGCTCTGGTAATGGTTATAAAACCTATCTAGCTTGGGGATCATCAGGCCAATCAGCCCATGTAATTAATGCTTCAGGTGCTATTGGTTTATCTACAAACTTGGGAACAACTCCAGCACTTAGTGGTACAAGTGGATTTGGAACAAGCGGTCAAGTATTGACGTCAAGCGGTAGTTCAGCAGCTCCTACTTGGACTACGATTTCATCAGGCTTAACAATTACTGATGACACAACTACTAATGCAACTCGTTATTTAACCTTCACGAATGCTACAAGTGGCACAATTACAAGCGAAAATACTTCTTCTACAAAGCTTCAATTTAATCCTTCTACAGGGGCTTTAACAACTACTACCCTTACTCCTACAAACGCTTTGGGGGCTTCTTATGGAGGCACAGGATTAACAAGTCCAGGCACAAGCGGTAATGTATTAACATCTAATGGTACTGCTTGGGTTAGTTCTGCTCTAAGTGGCATTACAAAAGCTCAAGCAATAGCTTACTCAATGACTCTTGGTTTTTAAGGAATAATTATGGCAAACCCTAATATAGCTGCATTAACGACAATAAATGGAAATACTGCTTATGTAATTCCATCAGGTACATCTGCTACTACAAGTTGGACATATAATGGCACAACAAGTTTAACTGGTTTAACACCATCTTCAGGAACTGTAAATAAGATTACTGGTTTGATTGTTTCTAATACAACATCTTCTGCTGTGGCAGCGACAGTCGGTGTAGGTAATAACGCCACTTTTGGGTCTGCTACTGTAATTGGTTATATAGCTTATCAAATATCCATTCCAGCAAACGCATCATTAATTGTTATAGATAAAACAACAGACCTTTATATTACTGAAAATCAATCTGTTGGAGTAACATCTGGCACAGGAAGTGCTTTAACTTATATAGCTGTATTTGAAGCAATTAGTTAAGGATAAATAAATGTCAATGAGATATTTAGGAGGTTTTTTAACTTCCAATGCAGTTCAACCAACAAATAGCGTTGCTAAAGGTATTTGGACATTAGAACAACAGATGCAAGCCAAAGCTGCGTCTAATTGGCCTACTCCTCCTCCTCCACCTCTTAATTATTTAGTTGTAGCTGGCGGTGGAGGTGGCGGGGGCTATATTGGTGCAGGGGGAGGTGCTGGTGGTGTACTTACAGGAACTATATCCATATCATCTGGAACTCATACAGTAACAGTTGGTGCAGGTGGCACTGGTGGTTCAAATCAAGCATCTTCATCAGATGCAACTGCAGGTTCTAATTCAGTATTTGGTTCTTGCACTGCTATTGGTGGTGGTTATGGTGCAAATCCTTACAGAAGTTATGGTTCGTGGGCTAATGGTGGTAGTGGTGGCTCTGGCGGTGGCGGTGCAAATGAAAATGGTACTGGCGGGGCTGGAACATTTGGTCAAGGATATGCTGGTGGAACTCCATCCGCTCCCCAAAATTATGGTTCTGGTGGAGGTGGCGGTGCTGGCGGTGCTGGTGTTGGCCCAACAGGAGGTAATCCTGCAGGAGATGGTGGAGTTGGTGTTCAATCTTCTATAACAGGCACAGCCGTTTATTATGCTGGCGGTGGTGGCGGTGCATCGTATTCTAGTTCTGGCGGCTCAGGCGGAAATGGTGGCGGAGGTAGAGGAGCTACTGGAACAGGAAGTACACCAAGAACACCTACCTCAGGTACAGCTAATACTGGCGGTGGAGGTGGTGGCGGTGCCGTAGGTGATGGTGGTAGCGGTGGCGGTGGTAAAGGCGCTGCTGGTGGTTCTGGAGTTGTTATTATCTCTTCTACAGTAGCAGCAACATCTACAACAGGCTCTCCAACAGTTACAACAAGTGGTGGTAACACTATTTATCAATTTAACGCTTCTGGTTCAATAACATTTTAGAAATATAAATATGGCACATTTTGCTAAAGTTGAAAACAACATTGTTACCCAAGTCATAGTCGCTGAACAAGATGTAATTGATAGCGGTATTTTTGGTACTGGATGGGTGCAGACATCATATAATACTCATGGTGGACAACATCCTGAAAATCGACCATTGCGTAAAAATTATGCTGGCGTTGGTTATACTTACGACAGTCAAAGAGATGCTTTTATTCTACCTAAACCTTATGCAAGTTGGACTTTAAACGAAGATACTTGTTTATGGGAAGCACCTACATTACAACCTAATAATGAAAAAATGTATGTTTGGAATGAAGAATCTTTAGCTTGGATTGAGCAGGTTTAATTAATGTTTAATGTTAAATGGAAAATAATTGACATCGTGTTTAAAGATAATGCTTTAATTTCAGCGCATTATTTTGCATCATTATCAGATAGTCAAAATATAGTAGAAACTCAAGGCGAATGGATATTTACTGAATTTAGAAATAAAGTGCCATTTACTGATCTAGAAGAACGCTACATAATTCAATGGATAGAAGAAGAAGCTAGTAAAGATGGCTCAAATATCATAAAATCTAACCTAGAACAGCAACTGAAAGCATTAAACAGCGAGAAAAGCAGTTTGCCGTGGGTTAAACCAACCTTTAAACCAAATATAGGACTATAACCATGTCATCTACTATTAATGCTTCTTCTGCTGGTATCGTAGAAACAGCAGACGCAAGCGGTACTCTACAATTACAAACAGGCGGTCAATCTGCACTTTATATTGACGCATCGCAAAACATCACCATTCCTAAGAACCTAACAGTTCAAGGAACTCTGACATTCTCAGGCGGTGGCGGTGGCGCAGTTACTACTGTTTCAGGTGGTTCTACAGGCTTAACCCCTAGCACCCCAGCTTCAGGAAACGTAGTTTTAGGTGGCACATTGCTATATTCAAGCGGTGGTACAGGGCTTACTTCTACAGGTTCTTCAGGCAATTTCTTGACCTCTACAGGCTCTGGTTGGGCATCAACATCGCCTGCTACTGCTATTTCTGCCGCAAGTTTAAGCAGCGCAACATTTTCAAGTGTAGTTAGCTGTGGCGGTCTATCTTGCTCAGGCACAGTTGTAGCTACAACAGGATTACAAGTTGGCTCTAGTGCTGGCTTTGGTATGGACATCAACGCTGGTTATACAGAGATTTTATGTAATGGTGCTGGCTCATTAAAGCTTGATGGCTCAGGCGATATTATTATTAATGGCCCTATTGCTCAAAAAACAACAGGTACAACTTGGAGCAATCCATCTGATATTCGTTTAAAAGATAACATTCAGCCATTTACAGATGGTTTAGAAAAAATCCTACAGGTAAACCCTAAAACATGGACTTACAATGGTTTAGCCCATACAAACAAAGGTCAAGTTGGTCTAGGTGTTATTGCTGACGAAATTCAAACTGTATTACCTAATACTGTAAGCACTTATTCAGTAAAACTAAATCCAACTGATGAATTAAATACTGATGTTAAACAGTTTGATGCTACTGAAATCACTTGGTTATTGGTAAACGCAGTTAAAGAGTTATCCGCAAAAGTAGATGCACAAGCAGCACAAATTACAGCTTTGAACGCTAAAGTAGGTATCTAATTATGGCTAAAGCCCTAGACATTATCAGTCGTGCATTAAAAGATATTGGCGCATTAGAAGCTGGTGAAACTCCATCTGCTGATGCAGTCCAAGATGCTTTTGATATGCTCAATGATATGGTTGGGCAATGGTCTAACGAAGATATGATGGTTTTCTATAAAAATGAAATCATCTTTCCTATTACAGCAGGACAAACTCAATATACGATTGGCCCAGGTGGTCAAATCGGTTGTAGTTTTGTAGGCTCAATTTCAGATAATGTTTTAACAATTACTTCTATCAATTCTGGCGGTATTTCGATTGGTCAAACAATTACAGGATTGGGCGTGGCAGCAGGCACTAAAATTGTTCAATTCCTAACAGGTGCTGGTGGCAACGTCAACGAAGCGGGAACATATTTAGTCAATATCCCACAAAGTTTATCTAGCCTTACATTTACTGGTTATTATCAACGCCCATTAACGATTAATTCCGCTTTTGTGCGTATTAATACAAACTCTAATGGTATTCCAATCAACAATGGTGGCTTAGATTACCCAGTTTCTATTTTGAACGTAGAAGATTACGAAATGATTGGTTTAAAGACTTTAAATGGGCCGTGGCCTAAAGCTCTTTACTACCAACCTACAGAAACACTAGGTAACATCTTTGTATGGCCCAATCCATCGCAAGGCGAAATGCACATATTTGCTGATAATATTTTTAGCGAATTTACTACCATTTACGATGATATTAACTTGCCACAAGGCTATACAATGGCACTCAGATGGTGTTTAGCAGAACGTTTAATGCCTATGTATGGCAAGGCTTCAGCAACACAAATAACAATGATTAATGGCTTTGCAGCACAAGCTAAAGCTACAGTTAAACGCACCAATATGCGCCCAGTTCAATCTGCTCGTTTTGCTGATGCTATGTTAGCTTCACGCCAACGTGATGCCGGGTGGATTTTGAGTGGGGGTTTCTTTAGATAGAGGATTTGTTCGATAGTGTGATATAATAAAGATTCTAACAAAGGAGTCTTATCATAAAAACACTAGCAGAACTAAAAGCAGAAAAATTAGAAGTAAACAAAGCAATAAAAAGATTAAAAGATAACGAAGCATACGCAAGAAAAGTAAACAGAGAAATAGGTGCGCCAGGAAAACCAGCAAACACTCCTGAAGTTTTATGGAGCAAAGTTGATAAACGTAGCGAAAATGAATGTTGGAATTGGAAAGGTTTTATAAATCATGATGGTTATGGAAGGACTTGGATTAATGACAAAGGCTACTATGCTCACAGAGTCATTTATTCGCTTGCTTATCCAAACACAATTAACCTTAGTGCGCCTAAATTTACAGATAATTCAGGATTTCTTTTACACACTTGCGACAACCCTTCTTGTTGCAATCCAAAACATTTATGGGTCGGCACTCATGCTGACAATATGGCTGATAAAGTTGCTAAAGGTAGACAAAAAAGATTTCCACAAGATTCTGGCCCACGTTGCAAACTTACAATGGATCAAGCTAGAGAAGTTCGAAAACTTAGGAAAAATGGCATGACTGTTCCACAATTAATGGAAAAATTTGAATTAAGTCGTGCAAGCATAAAAACCTTGTTGCGTGGTGATTCATACAAGGAAAGCGAGTAACTATGCCAGATTTTGGTTTTGTTGGGGCTAGTTATGAAGCACCTAGTATCTATCAAGATGCTCAGGAGTGTATTAACTGGCGGCCTGAAGTTGACCCAACTAAAGCTCAAGGTTCAAGAGGCGTTGTTGCTTTATATCCTACTCCTGGCCTCACTTCAATTGTAGTTTTATCAGCACAATCCCCTGTTAGGGGAATGAGAACATTAGCTGGTGGCACATACATGGTCGCAGTTTGCGGTCAATATGTTTATGCAATGGATTCTTCTTATGTGCCTTATGTAATTGGTATTTTAAATAGCGGTACAGGTCAAGTAGGCATTACAGATAACGGTATTAACGTTTATATTGTTGACGGAACTTATCGTTATACATGGAGAATTTCTCAGCCTGATGCTTGT